TTCAAAGGCAGCTATTGTACCTTGCTCAGATTCAGCAGTTATTTCTCTTGCTAACTGTCTGACAACTGTTGGTGCAATTACTGTCTTTTTACCAGCAGATACCGTTTTCATAGTATCTGACACGATAGTTTTAAATAAATCTCTAACGTCTGACTCTAATACTGCCATTATTTTTTACTCTTACTTGTTCCTGTATATAGACCGAACCAGGCAGCGCCAGCACCAACAACGATACTGATTAAACCACTTTGTTCCATAGTTGGAGAACCTAGGTTCATATACCATATTACACATTTGTATAATAATATAATGTAAACTGTTAAAAACAATCTTGGAAATATTCTCCAAGCGTCAACAGCTCTTGCCATATGTATCAATTTAGCATATGGATTTACACCTAAATCTTTCACAGATGTATCAACTTCCAGATCAACTTGTATCTTTTGTTTTGGTTCTGCGATTTTAACTTCTTCAGCCATTGTTATCTCTCCTACGTTTTTCGTTTTCTTCTTTAATATAAGTTACTAACATGTTAACATATATGTCCCTCTCCCAAGGTAACATATTTTCAAGTTCACTATAAGAGTATTTATGATGTTGTATCAGAGCAAATGATGTTTCGAAATAGGCCTCTAGGCTATTGTGGGAGAGGCTGATTCGAAAAAATCTGCTAGTCCTGAAAAGACAACTTTACTCTTTACACCTGTGGTAGGATTTGTAACCTCTGTTTCATATCTAACCTTAGGCATAGTATCAAAGAATTTTTTTATATCTAAAAACTTCTCTTGTGGAAGTGCTTCAAAAAACTCTTGTAATTCTGCTGTTGTACTGTCCTTGCCTGGATATATTTTTTCCCCTTCAAAGATGTGATCGACACATTTTAACAATGTATTAAATACTACTTCAATACTAGCTGTGTCGACATCTTCCTGCCCTTTTAATAATGCAAGCGATGGATATTTAAGTACAACACCTAAATTCTTTTCTTTGTCAATGATAACTTTATTTGAATGTTCATCATCAACTTCAACGTTTACTTCGGTAAGATCAATCTCTACTTTAGTATATGTCTTTTTATCATCTGGACATAATACTTTAAATTCAGATTTCTCACCTACTGATTTAGCACGTATATTTAAAAAGATATACTCTAAATCAAATAGTGGTAAATTGTCAACGTCTAACTTATCGAAAGTACATGCGTTCACAATTTCTCTAGTAGCATTGTAAATGTCTTCTTGTTTACCTGTTTCACTAGCTACTAATAAAACTTTTTCCTCTTTTACAAGAAAAGGTCTGTATTTGACCTTTAAATCTGCTGAGGGTAAAGTCAATTCATAAGTTGGTGTTTCCACCTTTGGTAATGCCATAATTTAACTCCTTGTTTTTATATATTTAGTGGCGGTATTTTAAATGGTGGGAAAACTCTTCCACCAGTTACGCCACCTATTGGTATTCTACGTCTTAAATCTTCTACTATGCCTTTTCCAGCACGTCTGATTTCAGGTGGTAGTCTACCCCATATTCCTTTATCTAATGTTTTTTGGTCGTGTCTTGTTTGTTCACTCTTACCAACATCTATATTACCTGCTTTATTAATAAAGAAGTTAGTCCAATATCTGTAAGTAAAAGTAACTTCAAATGTCTGTACTTGGTTATCTTCATGTGAGTAGTGAACAGGACCCACAACTGTAGGAAAACAATCATACAAATGTACAGCATATGTTACATCATCTCTTTCCTGAGCACTTGCAAAAGAACCTAATTGAAATATATTTATAGGTGATACGTATTGGTCATAGTAATTGTGATTAAACGTTTGTAAGTTTATAGCTGCACCTTGCCACATTTCAAAATATGTTCTTTCTCTTAAAAATTTATCTGCATAAAAAGTTGCCGTTATATCTGCACTTTCAAAATCATATGCAAATTGCCTTCTAGGACCAGCACCGTGTCTTACACTTTGCATTTTTATAGTTCTATCTGGCATGGTAATTCCAGCACAAAATAATTGTACTCTTTTAGCATTTTGATTTTGAACTTCTCTTATTTGTCCGTATGAAGAGAAACCACTATTTTCTTCTCCAACATAAGGTGGAATTTCTGGTTCTATATCACCAAATGATATGCCTAAACCAAAGTCTGGTGCACCAGCAGGCAATTGAAACTCTACATAAAATCTTGCCTTACGAGCAAAACCCTCTGCTTCGTTTACTAAAGCTTGCATACGACCAACTGTTGAAGCAGGATTACCACCAACTTGTTGTTTTAATCTTGGATCTTTTTCAACGTTTTCTAATGATCTATCACGTGGAATACCGATACGTATATCATGTCCACCAATTCTTTTACCACCTCTAAGTATAGACATTAATAATTTCTCCTACTATCTGAATAAATTTTATTTGAAGTTGCACCAACAAATCTTTGAACAGGTAAATATACTGCGATTGCAGCTTCATCAGCGTCAATTCTTAAAAACTGACTTCTTACTTGTTTAAATAAATATTTCTTAATTGTTGGTTTTATAAAACTCATATTTTTAACTCTACTCCAACTGACATCTAATCTTGTTTTTTCTGACAGATTACCACTTGTACCGTATTGACCATGTAATTTTTCTAATAATCTAAATCTAATTAATGGTGGTAGATAGTGAAAATTAATTCCTACAAACCCACCTCTAAATGCTTCTATTGGCAAAACTAATGGAAATGTGTCATAATATGGTAGTTTTGCTTTTGTTTTAGGATCGTAGAAAAACATATTTAATCTACCAGTACTAGGTCTACCAATAAGTTTACCACTATTCATCAATTTACGTGCTGTAATCTTATCAGCCATTGATGATACTGCGTTTCTGTACCAACTAGATGATTTTCTTGTACCACCTTGTTTATCTAATAATGGTTCTAAAATGGATGCCATATGACTATTTATACTGCGGAAATAAAAAAGGGACAGTATTTCTACTGCCCCTTTAAGTCGTCAAAAGTTAGAGAGATGTTACTCTTCTTGCGCCAATTTACTAAAATATGACAAGGTATCATCCTCATCATTAGCATTTAAGTCTTCACTTGGTGCTGGAAAAGAATCAGCTTTTGGACTTTGTACAGCCTCAGTTGCCGGCGGGAGATCCGTGTGGTCAACTGTTCCTGTATTTCTTGTCCCCATAATTACCCTATTCAGTTTCTCTTTGAGTTCATCATAGGTCTTAAAATTACTAGGGTCTAAGAAAGGTTTTAGAGGGTGTTGTATTCCCCATACAGATTTGATTTTGTCGTCACCATCTGCAATAGGACTTACTGCCTCAAATTCAGATTTATCATAGTTCCAATAACCATCAACTTTTCTGATTTTCAGTTTAAAGTTTGCACCTTTCCAGAAATCAAATGGGTTGATTGGTGATTCATCTTCAAATGCTGGTTGCATTGCTTCAGTAATCTTATCAAAGATTTTTTTACCAAACTTAAATAAAAATACTTTACCATCATTTTCAGGATGTTTTGGATCGCTGACAACATAGATGTTAGAGTAATAAGATAATTTTCTTTTTCTCTTTCTAGCAATTTCTTTATCGCTATCAACACCTGTGTTCCATAATCTAGTGTTCTCTTCACTAACAGGATCTTTTTGATTCATTGTAGTTAGAGAGTTTTCAATATACCAACCACCCTTGTCTTGGAAAGCATGAGACCATACTCTTTGCCAAGGCATATCTTCGCCTTCACAAGCTGGTAAAAATCTAATAACGGCATAACCATTACCAGTTTTATCTAACTCTGGTTTCCAGAACCTATCGTCTTGGTATTTGTTGTTTTTAGATTGATCCTCAGGATTGAGGTTTTGTTCAAGTGCCTTTGTTAATTTATCAAAGTTACTTGATGATGATTTTAATGTTTCAAAATCCATAATTATTCTCCTATATTAATTATATTCGTTGTATTTGTGTTGGCTATATTAGCGCCATCGGTATTATTTATAAGACTTTTATGCCTCATTTAAATAATTCTTTACATTCTCAGGTGTTGATTCTATATAAGGGTCATCATCATCTGAGAAATTATTAAAACCTGGTTCTTCAAACATCTTTTC